GCGATAAGGTCGAGCGCATCGACCAGCCGCTCCTTGAGCGCGTTCAAATCTTCGAAGGTCAGGCTCCTGGTGCCGTCGTTCTTGATCGCCGGGGCATCGAACCAATCGTTCTGCACGACGCAGAGCGAAAGCGCACTCCCCGGTTTGTAGGGCGGATGCGGGTTGGTCGGCGACGATTCCCCCCGCAGATAGGTGAAACTGCCGTCCGGGTTCATGCAGATGCGGTCGTGCCGCGGCAGCTTGTAGGAATAGGCCAGAAAGACGTTCTCGCCCTGCACGCCGCCCGAGAGCGTGACGGTGCGGGCGTCGAAACTGTCCGGCACGACGGTATCCAGATAGCGATAGGTGACCTGATAGGTCGACCCGGTCGTCGGCTCGTCACCGCCCGGCGCCCAGCTCACCGCATCGCCCGATCGGACATAGTCCGTGGTCGGAACATAGGTCGTGGCATCCTGCACCACCGACACGATCGCCGTGACGCTGTCGTCAGGCAGCGGGTCGACGCTGTTGGTCGCGCCCTTGGTCAGAGATACCGTGCGCTCCTTGGTGATGATCGCAGTCGAGATGGCCGCGATGGGAGGATGGCGCACAGTGATGACCGTGGTGCCAACGCCCTCGAAAAGGTGTGGTTCGGCATCGACCGTGCCGACCTCAGGGTTCTCCGCCACCTCGATCCTGTTGTCGGAGGAGCGGATGACCTTGATGCCGTTGATATTGGCTTCGCCCGCGCCGATCGAGAAGGCACGGTTCCCTCCGGAGAGCGCCAGCGCGCGCACCGCGCATCCCTTGACGATGTAGTTGCCGTGGGCGCCGTAATCGTAAGCCTGAATCTGCTTCTGAACACCGCTCAGGGTGGTGGGAGCCTGATTGGCGACAACGACACCCTCCCGCATCAGGAGGTATTTGTAGAACGCGCCCTCGCCGCCGTCGTTCGCACCGTCCTCGGCGACCCAGCCCCAGGCCAGCGACAGGGTGGTGCGCACAGCGCCCTCCTCGCCATAGCCCTCGGTGCCCTCGACCAACCCGTAATAGATCCCGTCGTCGGCCGCGGTGATGACGACTTCCGTCACGCGCACGCCGAGCTCGACGTCACCGGTCATCGGCACATCGGTCAAGGTGGCCTCGTCAATGGCGCGCGGCTTGCCGAGCAGATAGAGNGTGCCGGCCGTGATCAGCACCGTACCGGCGTCCGCATCGATGACCACGTCGGCGCCGGCGAGACGGTCGCCATCCTTGGCGACCAGATCGCCGATCTCCTTCCGGCTGCTCGCCTCGCGGGTCAGCGCCTCATTGACATCCGCAGCCTGGGCGAAATCGCCCTCTCCGAAATAGACCCGCTCCACGTTCGGGCGGTCGGCCGAGCGGTCGCGGATATGGGCGAGGTCCGGATGCTCGTCGCTGTCGAAAACGTTGGTTGCCATGGTGTCCTCAGAAGCCGAGCGTGAACACGATGCGCTCCCGCACTGTGTTCATGAATTTGTGCTCGAAAGCCGTCTCGCCGACGATCACGGCGCCGGCGGGAAATGTGATTTCGGACGGCCGGAGCCACCGCTTGTAAGGCTTCACGCCATCGGCCGGCTGGCCGTTATAGGCGACCGCTATATAGGCGGCTTCCTCCCCGGCGCCCTCCCCGAATCCGGTCTGGATCTCGTAGCGAAGGAAGAACTCGTCGCCATAGTCGGTATCGTCGGGCGTCACGTCCTGCGGCCGGATGACGACAAGCGCATAGCCGATCGTCGACATATCCTCGCGCAGAAACGCGATATAGGTCCGCTTGCGCAGCATCGCCCAGGCCTTGAGATAGCCTGCGTCGGCGACGCCTTCCCAGGTGACGCCGGGCGCTTCCCATGTGATGTCGTCGGTCCACGTCACGGGCAGGCCGTTGACGAAATCGATGTTCAAGTCGGCCCAATCGGTGATCACCGCGTAGGAGGACACCTCATGCGACCGGCCATGGCTCCACTTCGTGTTGCCGCCGGCAAGGCGAACGCCCGAACTGTCGCCGAAGAGTGTCCGGCCCCATCGCTTGTTCGACCATCCGAGGCTGCGGACATCGTAGCCATGGAAGCCGCGGAAGAACTCCGACCGGGCCGGGTCGGAGAGATCGGCCAGATATTCCGCGTTGGTGAGGCGCGCGACCTCTTCGTCGGCTGTCGGGATTTCGCCCATGCCGATCTGGTAAAGGTGCCAACGACGACGGTTGGGATTCTGGTCCTCGATGTCGATGTCGTCGTATTCGATCCATGACATCGACGTCGTGATCGCCGACGGAGTCCCGCGCAGCCGCTGCCAGATCCGGCCCTCGTCAATCAGGTCTTCATAAGACCCGAAGAACTGCGAGATCGGGCCGAGCCCGTATTCCTGCACCAGATAAGGCGCAACGGATTGATTGAGCGGACGCTGATACTTGAGCCCGTGCAGGTCATCGATCGCCTCGCCTATCTCGTCCGGAAATTCGATCGCCGCCGCAATCGCCTTTTCGAACAGGCCGGAATTGTAGGGCAACAAATCAGCCGACATCAGCGCATCCTGCCCTTGAAGGTCAGCGAGATCGTGCCGAACTTCGCCGCCTGATTGTCCGGCACGGTGACATGCGCGGCCGGCTGGCTGCGCGTGACGCGCGAAACGCCAGCGGTCGAGAGCTTCGCATCGATCCAGTTCGTATTGACGTCGAAGCCGATGCCGCCTTCCGCGGCCAACGCGGCGCGCAGCCCTGCCTCAAGGCCATCGAACACGGCCATTGGCGTATCCGGCAGAAGCCAGACATCCGCAACGACGTTCACGGTCTGCTGGACAGCGCTCTGGACGGCGATCGCGTCGTTGACGCTGCGCACGCCCGGCGCCGTCACCGCGGCAAGGACGTTGTCGAGAATTTCCTGCGACGGCGTGCCATCTCCGTCCGTCGACAGGACGGCCAGCGAAAGTTCTGGTCCTGCCCCCGGACGGTAGACCTTGACGTCCTTTACCCGGACGTCAGCCGACCGGGCGTGGAACATATACCATTGCTCCGGGCCGGCTGTGGACCGACCTTGATCGGCCAGCACGATCCGCTCCCGCAGGGCCGCGTCACTCTCGCCCATGAGCCGCGTGACGCCATGATCCGCCGCAAGATTGTCGAGGTCGGCGCCAGTTGAATATTTCAGCAGGTTGCTGCGCAGGGCATCGTTGACGCGCGCGCGCAGCAGCAACTCGTCATAGGCATGCGCCTCGATGACGATGACGGCCGGATCGGTCTCCAGCATAGAGACATCATAGTCCGGCAACCCGAGGTCGGGATTGCTGACGCGCACCGCCCCCCACAACTCCGCGAACCTGTCTTTCTGGCGATCAACGATCGCCTCATAGTCAAGCTCTTCGATGACTTGAGGCGCCGGCAGGCTAACAAGTTTGATCGTCATCGGCGGGCACCCTCAAAAACCAGTCGCGTGCTCTTGTCCTCGGCAACGGTATAGTCGCCCACATGCCCGCGAGGGTAATAAACCCCGAATATTTCAAGGCTGATTCTGCCGTCTGCGCCCGCCTCGGTCACGCGACCACGTCGCATGCGGAATCGGGGCTCCCACCGATTGATGGCCTCGGCCGTGGCGCTGTAGATCGCCAGTATGTTGCGCTCGACCATTTTGGCGTCGATCAGATCCGGCAACCGCGAGCCGAAATCGCGGCGCATGACCCTGCTGCCGACGGGAGTCGTCAGGATTACGCGAATGGACTGCTGCACATGATCCCAGTTGGTCAGCGGCCTCCCGCTAACCGCATCGATACCCGCTGAACTGGCCATGGATCACTCGTCTTCTAGTGCGGCGTCAAAGTGTCGGAGCCGCCGGGCGAAATACCGCCATGAACGTGAGTGGAGCCGACATTCAGCCCGTTGTGGGTAAGCGTGGTGCCGGTTATCTCGACCGGCCCGTCGATCTTGACGGCACCTTTCAGCGTGATCGTGCCAGCGATAAGCGTGACCCCTTCGCCAGTGACCTCAAGCGTCGTTCCGCCGGTCTTGATATGTAGAGCGGCGTTGCCGGTGTTCTCACGCTCGTTGGCCGAAGAGTAAGTCGAAAGGTCAATCGTGGCGTCGGTCATGTCGCCGTTTTCAGAAACGACATCGACCTGCTCGCCCTTCGTATGAACGGCGTCGATCTTGATCCCGCCCGCCCCAAGCGTCTTCGGCCTGATCCATCCCGTCAGAAACGGCTGCCCGTCTTTTTCGGAGATCTTCACGCGATAGCGGCCCTGTTCGTCAGGCCCTTCCTCAATCGTGCCAGTGCGCTTGCGATTTCGCGCGCGCCGCTCGATCTCACCCAGACGAGAGTAAAGGTCCACAATCTGACCGGGCAAATCCCGAGGTATCATTCCCCACCCCCAGCGATGACGATCTCGGTGATTTCGACCTCTTCATCACCTTGTGGCATGAGAAGAAGGTTTTCGCCTTCGGTTCGGGTCATGCCGTGTCGGCGAAGCGCTGTCTGCCAATCGGCCTCCACACCGGCCAACTGCGCCTGCATGAGCGCCAACTGGGCCGTAATGACCGGATCAGGAACCGTGGCCGGACTGTCCGGATCGTCGGGGTCGTGGGCCGGGTTCGGCACAGTCAAGGTAGCCGCCTTCGCAAAAAACCTTGCCAGCGGATGGGTGTCATTCAGCGCCACGCCGCGCACGGGCTCAGCCACCAGCATGACCGTCACCTTCAACTGCTGGGCGGCGAGTTTGACGCCACTGTCATCGCCGCTTGTGCGAACGCGCTCGATCTTCTCGAACCGCATCACGAACTTGCGGAAAATCTCGGCCCATTCGTTGTCTGGGTCGGACAGTGCGTCGCCGATCTGGCGTGCTACAATGTCCAGATGAAATTCGAAATTCGCATCGGTGGCAGGAATCCCCGGATAAACGACGCTCACCGCAGTTTCGGCATCAGTGACAATGTGAGCCGACGTGATTCCGGATTCGAATAAAAACTCGGTCAACCCGTTCGGCGCAAAAGCACGCAGCACAACATCGTCGTCCTCGATCCTTGCGCCATCCGTGTAAACGGAGATGAACGGCTGGTCCTCATCCGTGCGCAACGAGCCGTCGGCAGCGACATCAAGCGCGCCAATCTGGCTATCGAGCACGTTGTCGCCGACAAGTGTGCGACCGCGCAGGGCCTGCACCGCTGCAATGCGCGCGGCGATACGGATCAAGGACATGGAATTAGACCTGGTTCAGAACCAAAACAAGGATGGATGAATAGCGGTCGTTCACGTACTTTATCTGCCACCAAGGCTGACCCGGCAGATCGATACCGCGTATTTTATCATCCTTCCTGAACACTACATCCGGATACTCGGCTCGCTGCACAACCAGCCCAGCCTCCGCGGCGGCGAGCGATGTCACGATGCCCGCGCCGATGTTGATCGTGCCCTCCGGCGACGGCGTGTGAAGAACACCCCGTAACGTCCGCACAGGGCGGCCGGTATCGGCCACCCCCTTGTTCATAGGATGATGGCGAACCTCCTCGCCGAAGGTCGCACCGATTGTCCTGTCGACCTTCGCCTCAAGGGCTCGCCAGTCAACCATTATCAAGCACCGTAATCGCCGCTCGCCAGCGTATCGAGAACAACGGTGCGGCCCGCGACATTGGCGCAAACCTTGAACGCTGTCTTGGCCGTGTCCGTGATCTCAAGAACAAACACGCCGGTCTTCAACGTCTGAACGCGGAAAGCCTTCTTGGCCGAGTAGATCTGCAGCACCGTACCGGAAGCCGACTTGGCCTGAACCGTACCGGACGCCGACGTTCCCGTGAGGCCCTGGCCGTCTGCGTCGTCGGATAGCCACACGTCCATGTGGTGCACACCGGCAACCGTATTGCCGGCCGCATCCTTGGCGGCGATGGTCACTTCGCAAACATTAGCCGCGCCGGCCGCCGCAACGCCAGCAGCGGTATCGAGGTTGCCAGCAACCGGAACCGACGCCGCGCCATTCAGCCGCACGTAGCCGGTGGACGAGGGATTGTCCGCGGCCTTGGCGGCAACGCCAATCAACTTGTTGCCGGACTCGGCGGTCGTTGCGACCTTGCCGGAGTTATCCCAGTAGATAAGGGCGCCGACCGTCCACGCCTGCGCGCTGGTCTTGTCCATGTCGAAAACGCCGGTGGTCTTGATTTCGACCGAGGCACCGGATGCGGCATCGCAGGTAGCAATGCCGAAAATATCGCCGACCAAAACGCCATCGCCGGACGAAACAGTAGCGGGCGCCGTTACGGTGAGAGTTTCACCCGGCTGGATATAAGACTTCATGCTTCACACTCCGTGAAAATGATAGGCGGCCGCGCAATGCGTCAGCCGCCCGATTGCCGGGTTTGATTAGTCGCCGACGTTCATGTGGAAACCGCGCCAGTCGATGACCTTAGCGCCAGCGTCGAAGCGAACCTTGACCTCGAGACCATCCACGTCGAAGCCCGCGCGGGTTTCGGTGAACATGCCCTGCTGGCCTTCAAGATAAGCCAGTTCCACAGTGTCGATCTGGCTCGGGCTGGCAATCATGTACCAGTTATCAACGTCGCCGCTGATGGACGCGCCAGTGGCGGGATTGACAACGCCGTTGTCAAGGCGGGCATCGAAAATCGGCGTCAAGTTGCGAACCGATGCCGGAACGACGTCCTCCTTCTTGGCGGCATAAACAGAGCCAAAAAGGAGCTTCTCGACTTCGGCAGAAACCTCCATCGGCGCCAGCAGATACGCAGGCGTGATGTTCAGAACATACTGCTTGTCCAGGCCGGTTTGCTTGGCCATCATCTTGCGACCGAGCGAAATACCGGCTGCAGCTCCGGCGGCCGAAAGCTTGACCTTGCCGGTAGACGCGACATAGTTCGAGTGGTCGGCGTGGAACAGGTCGACGTTGTCGCCCATCTTCGGGTTGCCGAGGATCTGCGAATAGACCAGGTCCGACTCAAGCTGCGCTACCGAGACGCCGAAACCGCGGGGAATGCGGTTGAATGCCGACATGTCGTCGTTGATGATCGCCTGGCGGGTGAGGCCGATGACCTTACCGTAAGTCGCGATCGAGTAGGTTTCCTTCGCCTCACCGAACTTGCCGCGCTTGAACTCGCCGTGCTCGTTGACCTTCTCCAGCCGCGGGGCCTCGCCGATCTGCGCGCGATGCACCGACTTGAAGTCAGCGACAGACGTGATCTGAGTAAACGGACGCCAGGTCTGCGGTGCGGCCTCGTAGGCGCGACGGAGCGTGGTGTTGATCACATTGCCGAGGATAATCGGGAAGTCACTGGTCGACATATATGCGCCGGAACGCTGTGCCAGCGCCCGAGAGGAAATCTCCTCGCGCGACATGCCGCGGGTGCGCTCGCCACGGGCTTCGAGCGCGTCGCGGGCGAAATCCAGCAGTGTGAAGCCGCGATATTCGCCAAAACCCTCGGGCGCCTGACCAGCGGGATTCGCGCGGAACTCGATAGCGGCCTGCATGAGCTTGGCACGCTTTTCGTGATGCTCTTCGCCGACATGGGCAGGAGAACGATTGTCCACGTGGGTCGCCTCGCGCTTCATCAGATGGTCAAGAAGGGCGGCGCGGAATTCTTCCACCGACTTGCCATCGTCAATGTGGCTATCGCCGAGTTCGACGGCTCCGCCTTCCTTGGCGAGTTTGCGGATTTCAGAGGCGCGCTTGCGCTCCGCATCCTGCGCGCGGCGAACTTCGGCGGCGACGTCGACTGGCTGCTCGACCTGGCGCGGAGTTGCGCGGGTAGCCGCTGCTTC